GTAGCGAACGAGGTCTCTGCTCCCGAGATCGCTACTGCGGGGTCGAAGCTTGCAAACCCGTTTGGGTACAACTCTGCCCGCCACTATTCGGGGCCGCGCGAAGTTCTGGACCTGTTGGGGCGCGACCTTGCGCGCACCGGCAGCGGTGCCCTGTACCAAGGTAAGGACTCCATTGGCGCAATCGGCGCAACGTGGGCACCAGCAGGTGCAGCAAACGACGCTGGCGGTAATAGCCGCTGGCCTTCGGTGGTCGGGCAGTTCTACGCAGAGCAGGGGGGCAACCGCAACGGTTCAATAAGGACGCGTGGCGGGGGGGCAACTACTACACAGCCGCAGGTACCAGTTACTCCTACGGCAACGTCCCCCGGTGTAACTGGTGAGGCGCAGCTTTCTGCTCTGATCGGGAATAACCCAGCAGCGCGTTTGCAGGCCCAGCAACTAGCCGGAACGGTTCAGCAGCTTGACCCAAATACCGCTGCCGCGTTGCTGGGGTACGCGAAACAGGGGCGATCAGCAGTTTCCGCTGGTACGTACACCCGTAACTCGTCACAGTTCCAGCTTGTGAAAGCTGCGTTGCTGCAGAATCTTGCCGACGGTCAGGCTGCTGGCCGCAGCGCGCTGCAGGCCGTTGGCGGCGCTGCTGCCCCTACGGACCTTAGCTTGGGACTTGGCGCTGCCAGAGGCGGTGCGGGTGCCGTTGCTGCAGCAGAGCGGTACAAGGGAACTCCCTACAGCTGGGGCGGTGGTAACGATCAGGGGCCGTCGCGCGGGTTTGGCAGGGGCGCTACGACGACCGGTTTCGACTGCTCTTCGCTGGTGCAGTACGCGTGGGCGCAGCAGGGCGTCAAGCTTCCCCGGGTTACCTACGACCAGATGAAGGTTGGTATACCGATTGGGAACGTTTCTCAAGCGCGCGCCGGGGACCTCTTGTTTCCAAATCGCGGCCACGTTCAAATGTACATCGGCAACGGAATGGCTATTGAGTCACCGCATACCGGTGGAGTGGTGCAAGTTGTGCCCGTAAGGAGTTCGTACATTTCGATCAGGAGACCGAATTAGGTGTCTGCAACCACAATTACTGAAAAGTTTGTTGACTGGCACGTTTACGAGCGAGACCTTGCCAGAGTCGAACGACAGTTTGAGCAGTTGTACGGGCGGCTTGATCGCTTGGCAAACGCGATTGAACTGCAGAACGCGGGCGACAAGGCAAACACTCAGATGCTGAGAGCAGAGTGGATTCGTCTCGTGGCGGCGTTTGTCGCAGGTTCGTTACCTACAATTCTACTTATATTTCTTCAGCGCTAGGAGTGTGAACCTTGTCAGTACCAATTGGCCCGCAGTGGATCGTCCGTAAGAAGCGTATGGTCGCGTACGCAAAGCAGCGTGGAATTGTTTTGCCCACCGGCCTCAAGGTAAACGCTCCGTACTGCGGGAGCGCCTGCCGAGCGCTAATTCGCAGGATCCAGCTGAGCGCGTGGGGTGCAAACGCTGCCACTGGTAAGTGGACGCAGAAGCTCCGCGTGCTGGTTACCCCGAAGCTGACAAAGAACCAGAAGGCGCTGGCCCTCGCCCGCACCCAGATCGGTGTCAAGGAGAACCCCCCGGGCAGCAACGACGGCAAGCAGGTGCGTAACTACCAGCGCGTAACTGGTGCCTTCCGGGCACCGTGGTGTGCTTCCTTTATTGCGTGGCTGTACTCGTCAACCGGTGCCCCGCTCAGCGGATTCAATACCGCGTACGTGCCGTCGTACGTTGCAACCGCTCGGCTCAACGCAAACGGGCTTGGGCTTGTTGTGATTCCGGCGCTCGTGGTACCGGGCGACTTGGCCTGTTACGACTGGACTGCGGATTCTGTTGCTGACCACATTGGAATTGTGGCGTCAAAGGTTGACGCAGCCGGTGTGTTTACGGCGATTGAAGGCAATACGTCAACTGGTAGCGATTCGAACGGCGGAGAAGTGCAACTGCGCACCCGCAACGTAAGGCAAGTGCAGCAATTTATTAGAGTCAAGGGTTAGGAGAAATACTTTGTCAAAGTTCTACAAGATCCCTATTGGCCCCTCAACTTGGATGCTCGGTGCTCTATTCGTGGGTTCAGCGTTGGACGCGGTTGTTAAGGCGATTCAGGGCGGCGAGACGTCAGTTGCCGCATTGGTTGCCGCCGCAGCGTCGGCAGTCACACTCGCGGTAAGCCGCGCCTTTCAGGTGTGGGTTGCCAGCCGTGACCCTCTGATTGACCCGGTAGACCCCAGCAATGGCTAAGAATAAGATTGTCAGTAATAAGACTCTGGCGGGGTTTGCCCCTGATCCGTGGGTTGCGGCGGGCTTGGCAAAAACTCCAAAGGTTCAGCCCGGAAAGGCGCGTCGTGCTGGACAAACAGCGTACCGCCCGGTGGAAAAGCCTAAGTCTTCAGTCTTTAGTCTCAAGCCCGAGCAAAAGAAGACGCCTGCTGTAAAGCGCAGTGGAGTATTAGAACACGGTACGTGGCGACCAAGAGACGCTTCTAGGTCAACGCGCAAGGCACAAAACCTTTTGTACGAACTTGCGCGGAAAGGCAGAGAAGGCTACATCTCGCACGAGTCAGAGATCAAGGACGCCGCGGCTGCTAACGGCAAGCGACTTTTTGAAGCTCCGCAGCGAGGCAAAGAATCTGCAGCCGCAAGAGGCAAGCGTCTTTTTGAAGCCCCGGCGCAAGACAAGCACGGTCGTGCTTCTTCTATTCGTCGCCCTCGGCAGTCAATTATTGGCCCCTTGGAACAGTTTGCTCGCACTCCTTCCACCGGCAGCCCTGAAACAAATTGGAGAAACGCAAAGAAAACTGCGGACAACGCAAAGAAAGATGCGGACACAAGGCGCAGAGCAGGAACTCGCGGACGGGTGCCTCTTTCGGACGTTCAGCCGACTTACAAGGATTCTCCCGAGATCAAGCACACTGCAAAGGGCAAGGCGAGGGCTACTGACGCAGAAAAGGCACGTCTAAGCGCTCACAACAGGTTTATCTTAGACCAACGCACTAATGAGTCGGTGGCCAACGATTCTGGTGACGGGCCTTCTAGAAAAACTCCTGAAATCGAACCTCAGCCGGTTCACGACGCCCGCCCTCCTGTTGGCCGAAACGAATATCGTCCAAGCCCTAAGACAAAGTCACAACTTACTCAAGAAAGTATTGACAGGGAGTCAATTCAAAAGCTTGGTTTGAACCCGGACAGGCCAAGTGAAGTAGCCGCGTTTCGTGAACCTGACACAACCCGTCGCTCTAATCCTAAGTCAGACGCGGAGCTAAAGCAGGAGCAGATCAACAGGGCGCGAAAGCACGTTAGTCAGCACGGCGAGAAGATTGACGTTCACAATCAGTCTTCAGACAAAGCAAGAGCAGAAACTCAGAAACGGCAAGAAGAGAAAAGGGCACGTAACGCGAAGAAAGAATTGTTACGAGCTGCCCGTGACAAGGCTGGTAGTTCAATTGTTGCACCAAAGCCAAAGTCTGTTCCTGTCCCCAAGGTAAAAAGTCCCAACTGGGATCCTCCGTCTAACCGCGTAGGCAAGCATACGAGTGAAATTACGCGAAAGCAGTATGTGGCGCTGCGAAACGAGTATGTGGCGCGTGGCAGCGGCCCCGGTGGCTTGAACGAGCCTCCCAAGACGCAGGTTCCGCGTCCTACAAACGTGCGCTGGGTTGAAAAGACGTCGCCTCACACTGCTGCTTGGAAAGACCCACTCCGCCCGACTGTTGGTGAACCCGGCTCAAAACGCGGAACTGCTGGAAAGTCTAGACAGAAGTATCAGTTCCCCCCGGGCGGTAAGAAAATTGGCGAAACGTGGGTTCCAAATGTTGGAGAAACCCCTCGTGCTACACCGGCTACGCCCGAGCAGCAAAAAGCCGCTATAGAAAAGCGCAACTCTCCACCGCGTCGCCCAACTCCGCGCGTGCAAAACCGTCCGCCAAGCCCTGCCAAAGCGATTGACACAGCGAATGAGGCAATCAACAAGGCTGGCCTCGAAAGAAACGCCAAAGCCGGGTTCAGGGGAGTTCTCAAGGGGGCGGCTAAGGTGCTGGGTCCAGTTGGGGCAGCAGTAAGTTTGGTAATGGGTTCAGACCCAGCAGAGGCTGCTGGTTTCCAAGTTGATTCTGCAGGCGAATCAAACCCGAACCCCAGAGATCGCAACAACTGGTACTACAAGAATCACCCAAAGGAAGTGATACGAGACTTAGTGCAGCTCAAAAAGATAGACAAGGCCAAGCAGGTTGCTAAGTCAGAGGAAAACGCTAGGCGCTCTGGTTCTCAGTTCAGAGGCGGTACTTTCAACGTAACAGCGGGTTCAAAAGCCCCAGTAAGAAAGAAGAAATAGTGCAAAACAAGAAGAAGAAGAAGAAGCCGAACCCGTTTGCCAAGGGCAAGGCACCAATGTTTGCCAAGGGTGGCCCACCGAAGTTCTCAAAGAAGCCCCCCGTGGAGAGCGCGAAGGACAAGAGCAGCGCCGGAGAGAAGTCGAAGTTTGATTACCTTGCAGAGCGCATGAAGTCACGAGGTCCCGGCAGCAAGGTTCCCCCGTCCGAGAGCAAGGTTCCCCCGCAGTTTGCAAAGAAGGGGTAGGTAGTGCCTCCGCTTCCTTACACAATTCCACAGCTAAAGAAGCTTGGTCTTACGCAGCAAGAACTCAATAAGGTTGCGTACCACCGCCGAGGTTTCAAAAGCCCGATGGTTGGTAAGGACGGAGTAACAACAATTAGGGCGGTGGGGATTACCGGGCCTGACGGTAGGGAAGTTTCTGTTCCTTCGTATATCCACACTGGTGCTGGCGGACAGCTTGTTACTGACCCTAAAAAGCTTTCAAGAATATGGGGTAAGTCTATTCAGGCCGGTAGGTGGCCAAGCTATTCTGACGCTAACCAGCTAAACGCTCGTGACAAGTTTCTTGAGAGAATCGTTATGCAGCGCGATACGAACTATTGGAACTCCAACAACAAGTCTCTTGCTCCCCCCGTAAGGGGTAAGTAGTGGCAGAAACCAGCAGCTCAGAGTTCTCAGAGCGCGTTGACTCAGCGTTCCAAGTTGTTGACGCGATTCTCAAGGGTACGTTGCTGCCTGAGCCGACTGAAGCGGAAATGGCGCGTTTGGGGATTGCGGACTTTGACCCAGAGCTTCGGTACCGGGTAGCAAAGGACGTACTGGAACAGTGGGCTGGTAAGCCGAAGCAGCAGATCGAGCAGCTTGGAGACAAGGTTCCTTTGATTATTATGCTGCCGGAACACGCTGCTGGGCTTTCGATACAGGAACAGCTGCACACCCCCGCTCCTGTGCGGCAGTTGCAGACGGAGAATAAGTAGGGGGGGAAACCCGGGTGGGCCTCCCCCCCTTGCCACCGCTTACGCAACCAAAGGAACAACGCGTTCGGTGTGCTCGGGCGTTATTTAGTCAGAGCCGCGGAAAATGGAGAAAAACCGCGGCGCGGCGACGGCCCGCTGCGCAAACCTACTTTTAGTAACAGCCCCAAGCTGAGAAGCCGTAGCGCCTTGCGAGTGCAAGTGCGTGGAAAGCTTCTTCTGCTTTGTTGCTGGTTGGCCAGTTGTACTTTGTTACTTGGCGGGTGTAGGCAAAGTTGCCGTTCCAGATTCCAAACGCCGAGCTATACCTGCTGGCTTGGAACCCCCACCGCACGTTCCACGGTTCCCCGCTGCCAGAGCCACCTTCCTCACACACCGCAATACGGCGTAGTGTCGAGTACTCGGTTGCGGTAGCGCGGGCCTTGAAGTCTGCCCACGTTGGTTTCGGGGGGTATTTGGCTGCTTTGCGGATTTCCGCGTTGCGAGCGCTCTGGGGGTTTGTAACTGGTGCTGCGTTTGCTGTTACTGCGAAAGCGAGAACTGCTAGGATTGCTGCCTTTGCGGCAAGTCTCAATGAGACCTCCTGCTTGAGATTGCGCTGCGTCGCGTTCCTAAACGCGCGGGGGGCCGGGTGACACCACTCACCCAACCCCCCTAACCCTTCCCGCAGCTTGACTATAACAGTAAAGGACCTAAAGCTGTTGGAACTCACTGATATCGTGACCGGAGTTGCGAATAATGCTAGCAACTTCATTGTGGGTGTTCGCCCAATCGCCCGGGGAGTCAAGTTCCAACTCGTCCATAAGGCTGTAGAGCGGCTTACCGGACTCCCGTATGGGGTCGGGGTACATCAGCCGCATAAACCAACAGCAGGCGAGGACCCAAGCTGTCTTTGCGTTTGGGTCGGTCGTATCGACTTGTGTGATTGCGTGTGACGGCACAAGCCCGCACGCCGCAAGCGCGAGCGACTGCTCGTGCATTTGTAGCGGCAGGTTGTCGTAACACTCTTGCAGGTAGTTGGCAATAAGTTCGAACGCGTTGTCGAGCTTCTCTGGTTCAATCAAGTTTTTCTCCCTTCGTTTCTGCGGCGTTGCGGTTTGCAAGCTCTTGTAGCTTGTCTCCCGCAAGGCCCAGATACGTAAATATTCTGAGCCATTCTTTGTCTTCGGTGCGGTAGGCAATAGCGGACACGTACGCAAACGCGTCGGCAAGTTCTTCTAGTACGTCTTGCTGAAGGTCCTGCACTGGCACGTTTTCCCAGCGCTCTGACCCGTCGTCTTCAACGTACTGGTGGTGGCCTTCTGCAGCGCAGCGTTCTGCTGCCAGCTGCCTGAGCGTTTCAATACCCGGCTGGTGCTTCTTGTGCTCTGAGAACAGTTCAACTACGTAGTCAAGCCTCACTTCTTCAGCACCCTGATTGCAAAGCGTGCTTCGTTCTTCATATCGTTGATATCGCAGCTCTTCCAGTCTGCAAGCGTTTGCAGCGCGCCAAGGGCAAAGCCCAGTCGGAACTGCGCTGCCTCAAGCTTGGCTTCCAGTGCTAACAACTGTTGTTCCTTTCGTTGGCGGCGGCTTGTGTCTTCTGGTTCTTGTCGCAGTGTTGTCAAGGCGTGTTTTCTGGTGGTGTAACCATAAGTACGTCTCTTCCCCCTACCGTCTCTCGTGACAGAACTAGCTGCCCTTCGTCGTGCAGCAACTCTACGAGTCTCCTGAAACGGTCAGCGGTTACTCCTCTGGTGCGCACTGAACGCTGTAGGTCCGTAAAGGAAACTGGGCCAGCAGCTAACACGTATTCGGTAACGCGACGCTGGTGGCGGTACTCCTTGTCTTCCAGTGCTTCTGTTGCAACCGGCACTGAGAAACGCATGACGTGGTCGATGTAGCGGCAGGCGCTCTTGAGCGTTTCTTCCTGCACCAGCACCCTTGGCACTCCGTCACCCGGCTGCCAACGGCTGACAGTTTGAACGCCAGCAAACTTGAGCGCGGTTGCTTGGTAGCGACCGAAGAGCGCGGCTTGTGCTTGCGCTCGGACTGGGTCAACGCGCTCAATAGACGCAATGTCGTCTTTGTGGCGGGTATACCAAGCAACCCAGTAGTCCACGGCACCGGGGGTAAGTTGCACTGCACCCCAGCTTGAGGAAGGAACGGAACCAAGCTGCACGAGCCATTCCACTAACTCGTTTCTTTTTGCTGAGTCAACTGGTGACGGGAGCGGCACCCAACTTGGCGGTGCCCCGTACGGAATAGCCAGCAACCGGCCCATCATGCCCCCAGACACCGCTTCTTCTCCTAGCTGCTCCTTCCAAGTGTTGAGCGTTACTGTTCCCATCAACGCGCAACTGCAGCGGCTTGGGCGCACGTAGTTTGTGCGGGTCTGCGAACCCGGCTGGAACCCTGAGTAGATACGCAGCAGCATCTGCCGCGTCTCCCCAAGGAACGAGTAGCCCTTGTCCTGCACCAGCAGGTCCTTGAGTTCGTCCCAAAGCAGCAGGTGGCACGGTGGCGTTGCTCCTTCGCGTTCCCACTTGTGTGCTTCTTCTGCGTCCTTCGGCCCGAGCAAGTCCAGCAGCCGCGCTTGCGACATATGGCCACCCGTAATTACCTTGACCAAGTTGTGTTCGTCTTCATCGTCCAACGAAACCCCGCAAAGGTGCTGGTACTGGTAGTTAGCGTCCCTTGCAACCCTTTCTGCAATTGACAGCGAGGTTGTTTTGTGTGACGTCGCCGACGCGCCAATCAGCGCTGTGTACAACGTAAGGGGTTCTGAGGCGTCTGCCCACTGCAAGTGAGCCTTCCACCCTATTACCGACGACAGCAGCGTGTAGGCGGCTCCTGCGAAGGCCTCAGGCGGTACCTCAACGTGTCCGTAGTACGTGTCGGTGTAGCGCCTGATCCAACCGTCTTCCGGTACGCAGAGTTCTTGAACTGTTCCTTGCGCAATTTCGTACGAGTCACTCATTCGAAGACGACAATAGCGAAAGGCGGCGAGCCAGCTTTACCAGCTCTGGTGAGCATCGGCAAAGTGTTTTGTCGTCTGCTTTGTACAGCGCTGACACAAGTTCTGTCAGTAGACCCTTGGGGCCGTTCTCACTTTCGTTCTCGATGATCTTGGACATCAGCGGAAAGTCCTGCACTGCGTGTGCTTTTGAAAGGTTGTTCGCCAGTGTGTCAAGTCGCAATTTGGTTAGCTCCCTGCGATTGCTCTTGTAAGTTCCCGCGCTCGCGCGAAATCTTGCCCCTGCAGTTTGTACTGCGGTGGTACGACGCCGCGTGTCCACGCAACGAGTTCGTACACGTCGGCTGATTCGATACCGCACACCCAGCAACCCCAGCGGTCTTCTCCTACCCACGCGCCGGGTGATTTTCCGTCGTCGTGAAGCGGGCAAAACGCTTCTCGCGTTTCGCGCCCTGTTGAGTCTGTGCGAGCGGGGCGGTTTGGGAGCTTGGGACATATTGACCGCCATACGAGTAGAAGATCTGGTTTGTCGCTTCGGATTGGTCTGCGAAACGTTGGGAGTGAAACGCGTAACGGCAACGGTCGCGGAGCAACCGGTGGCGGAAGGTCGTCAATCAGTAGCGCGATCTTTTCCCAGTCTGCTTCTGCAACTCTGGGAGTACCGGCTTGTAGCCATTCTTTGAGGTCTGAGCCGACGGGCGGCAGTAGCCGCTCTACGGTGAGTTCTGTTACGTGTGTCTGCAGTAGCGCCGCGCCCTTGTTCCCGGCGTCGTCGTTGTCGAACGCGCACACGACGCGGTCGATCTGGTAGTCGGTAATGAAATCGTTGATCTCTGCGGAGTGCATAGACGCGCCGGGGACTGCTGCAATTGTGTAAGGGCAGTCAGACTGCAGCGCTGCCAGTGCGTCGGTTTCTCCTTCGCAAAGTAGCAGTGTGAAACGTTGCGTGTCGATCTCTGTCAAAGGAAACCAAAGTGCGCCCTTTGCCTTTGCGCCAGTTGTCCAAAGGCGCGCTCCCCCCTGCCGGTGGATCTCCTTGTAGGGGTCAATGTACCGTTCTGCTGTAGACCCGTCGGCGTGGTCGTAGTCAAACCAAAGTCGTGGCCCTGTTGTGTACCGCACCCCCGCCTCTAGGGCGAGGTCCATATCAAGCCCTTTTCGCGCGAACCACGCGCGTGTTAGCTCCCGGTGATTTTGGCTTGGCCCGTGCTTTAGCTCTTGCGCGGGTTGGGCTTGCCTGTGCCCGGTGTGATCCTCGGGCTGCGATTGCGATGAGTATTGAGTCAACTTCGTCCTGTGGTGTGTCGGGTTCTGCACCAAGTTCTGTTGCGCGTTCCGTAAGTGCTGCCTTAGAGGCTGAGCGTTCTAGCCCACACTTCTCGCGCCAGTCCGGCGGCAGGAACCTGAGAATCTCAACTGTCGGAAACTGTTGCCGCGTTGCTTGGTGCACTGCTCCTGCGCAGTACGAAAGCTCTAGTGCTGTCTTTGCGTTGATACCGAGAAACATTCTTTCGATACCAACAACCTTGAGTTTATAAGTGACACCGTCTGTCTCTGAGCGCGCGTCGAGGGTCTCTTTGAGGATCCTGAGCTGCTTAGAGATCTGTGTGTCTCGCCAACCCTTGTCTGGCTCGTTGATCTTGAGGATCCCGTGCCACTTGATCCCACCGTCCAGTAGGTCTACAAACGCAAACCCAATGAGCTTTGTGCTTGGGTCAAGTCCGAGTACTAAGTCAACTGTTGTCACTAAACCTCGGCAGTCGGTCGAGGGTCTGGGCGTAGTGCCGACCCGTTTCAACGCGGCGAACCAAAGGGTTCATTTGCCGGGTTTTGTTTGTGTGTAGACAACGTAGACAACGATCACCGTCGTAGTGAATCGACAACGGTTCTGAGCAGTACGTACACGCCCTACCCGCTGGGTAGATTTGCAGCAACGCAGTTACCTTTCTGTTCTGTGTTGGAAATCTGCGGGTGGGCGAAAGTCCTCAAGCCACACAAAGTCAGGTCGCTGACGACCAAACCGCCAGTGACGCCAGCTCTGCCAAAGCGTCCACACGGAATCTTGTGAGTCGCGCGTGACAATGCCTTTGTAAGGCCGTGGCTCAGTCGGTGGTGTCGTCTTCAATTTGTACGGTTGTCAGCAGCTGTGGTGCAAGCAGTTCAATTAGGCCAAGACGCCAGCCCGGAGTAAGCGCTTGCAGAGACGTTTCTTGTGGGATCCCAAGCTGGGCAAGCCGCCTGTTTACTGCGACGTCTCCCCAGTGCGGGATAGACCGCAACACGGCGTTGATGCGCCACGTCTTGGTCCAGTCTGGTGGGTTGCCGACGATCATTGCAACGGTTGTTGCAACCTCGTGTTCGTCGCGCAGTCTCCAATCGCGCTTGATATTGCTGCGGAGACGGCGAATCTCGTTTGCGTGGCCAAGCGCGTTCAGCCGCTGGTTTTCAATCGCTTTGTCAAAGTTATACGGCAAAGTCGTCCTGTTCGGGCGGGAAGCAAGTGTCTGCGTACGGGCAGCAAATCTCTGTCCGCTGGCCACACGGTGCCTCAAAGTCGTAATAGCGGGCCTTAGTGGTTGCTTGTGCGCGGTTCTCGCACATACCCCGGGGGGGTATACCGCCAATCATCTTTTCGGCGCGTTCCGTAAGTTCTGCAATACGGTCGGCGTCAGGAAACGGAATCACAAACCGCTTTGGTTCCTTGCCGTACTTGTCGAGTAGCACCATCTCGCCTTCCCACTCAGCGCCTCCGCACTGAAGGGACATCTGGTACTGATACCAGTTGAGTTGTGCAAGGTGGTACGGGGCCGGTTTCGCGTAACCCGTAAACTTGATCTCTATGATTCGCTTGAGGCAGTAGTCCACTGCGTCGGGGTGGCAGGTCCCACCGTAACCGTTATCAAGCTCCTGACCGTGCAGCAGCTGTTCGCCGTCGTAGTCACGCGCAAGCTCAATAAAGCGCTCTTCTGCAGCGTGGCCTGAGTAGAACATTACTTCTCTGCCGATTGGCCCTCGGACGCGTTCCTCTTGTGGGATACGGACTTCGTTCCACGAGTAACGGGCACACGCGCCAAGCATTGAAGGTCGGAGTTCCCCTGTCGGCGGTGTCCATTCCTTCGTGCTAGCCAGTTCGGGTTCCGTCCTTGTCTGGACAGTGAGCGTTGCCAAAGTAGTTCCCCTTACGGTAGGACTACTCGCGCCCTGTCTGTAAGCAGGTGTCGGTAGTACTACCAGTTTGTGTGGTGTGGTACAAGCGGTGAGCTACCAGCTTGCAATTATGAAGATCAAACACGCGACAAGTATTAGTGCCTCCACGGCAACAACCACCGTTAGCTTGTCAGTGCGTTTGCCGCTGCTGCGGCTGCGCCCTTGTAGGCAACCCAGCACGAGTCAAGCAAAGCTGAAATCTCAGCGTGCTGTTCGTCTGGCACGGTTCCTGCAATAGGCTTTACGTCGATCTGGACGCTGTAGTACGGGCCGTCGGCGCGAGTCAGCGAAAGCTTGAATACGCAATCGGTGGGCTTGAGGCCCATAGTGCGCATACGGTTGACTGCGAGAGTGAACACGCCACGGCGCTGGTTGATCTCTGCGTTCTTGAACGTTACGAGCACTGGTGTGGACTTTTCTACGTCGTACGCCAGTAGCGTCTGAAGGTCGTCGCACGTTCCTGCGCCAAAGCCGCGGCGCTGGCAGTTGAGGCAGCTTCGCGTGTGGACGTCGTCTTGTGCGTCAGCGTCGATCCAGCCGTAGCCAGTCTTGCCGTCAGGTGAGGCACAGGACGCTTCGTGCGGAGTCTTCGGGTCGTACGGCATCCCGTAGTACGACTTTGACAGTTGCGAGCCGCGCGGCACGAGGAACACTGACTCGCGTTCTTCGGCGTCACCCTCTAAGACGATGATTCCCTTGGAACGGTTGATCCGCAACGAAAGCGCCTGAAACGGCACCGAGTCTGAGAAACCGTCGTCGTAGTCGTCAATAGTTGCCAATTCGCCCGCTGGCGACAGTTCTGCCAACGAGCTGGTTGTGGCGCTTGCCGGAAATACCCCGTCTTGGTGGATTAGACCGGGGGGGGTTGGGAGCGACGGGATCTGAAGCGGGTCGATTGCTGGGTCGGTAGGCGGTGTAGTGGGAGAGGGCGAATGGGAGGTCTTGCTCTCGGACGTACTCAAGGTCTAGCTCCTCTAGCTGGGAAGGTGTGAACGTTGGTTCTCTTGCAAGCCAGTAAGCGGTGGAGTCTCCGTAGATTCCGAACGCTTGCCAGCTGGAACGCGGGGCTTGTACGTCTGAAATCAACGCACCCCGCGCGTAATAGCTCACTGAAGCGAGCTGAGTTCTATGACGAGTGATTCGTGCGCTTTGTCTGCACTTTCTCTATTAGTAGACAGACGCCGCGCTAATACGTTGCTTTCGTCGAATACGAGTGTCTCGTAAAGGAGTGGCGGGCGCTGTGTTGGGTGTAGCGAGTACCCAAGGAACACGGTCGAAACAAGTTTGTGTGTGTCGGGTTCGTCCGGATCGGCAACGCGCGTCGTTGCAACGACGACGTCGTGGCCGTCGAGCCAAGTTGCCCAGTCGGCGACTGACCCGACCCACGCGACTGGTTCACCGTTGTCTGTCTCTTGCCAGTAGCGCTGCACTGACGAGTGGTCACGGCTCAAAGTAGCACCGGCGTCTCGGCTCCCGCGGCTCCACGCCACGTAGAAAAGCCAGCAGCAACGTGCTCTCGGATCCCGTGTTCCAGTATCTCAAGGTCTCTTGCTGCTTTACGTAGTGACTGCGACGTGTTCTGCAGTGCTTTGGCGTGGGCTTCACTGAAGCTCGCGGTTTTGGTAAGAATTGTGATCTGGCCCGCTGCCTCGCTGATTGCTTTGCGGGCTTGGGCTACTGTGGCCGCGCCAACCTCTGGTTTGGTTGGTTCGTGCGAGGCGTCGAAGGCGGAGCGCAGCGCTGCGAGGTTGTCGGTCACGTTGATCTCAACGAAGATAGCACTTGGCGTCCTTGTCTGTCCGGTAGAATCCGTTGTACACGGTTGCACTTGGAGTTGCACATTGGAAAGGGCTCCTTTGCAGGGTGTTGTTGAAAGTTGTGCAAGTTGTGCAAATTGTGCAGGTGTCCCTTCCCTCGTAGTCCTAAGCGCGGAAAACGTAGTCTTGGAGTGTTGGTGTGTGTTTTTGTACAACTTTGTAATAAATAGTGCTATATAGCAGGTAAAAGACAGATTCTGCGATGTGCAATCGCGTGTGCAACGCTGCACAATCGTGTGCAACTTCCTACACAATCTACGGAAAAGCGACTATGTCTGACGAAACTGGTTCTAGCGATTCGCGCGCGTCCTTGTCTGTCCGCGGGGATTACACCAGAAGGGGGAAGCGCCGCCGTCGGAAGGAGTTTGTGATTTTTTCGCGGGACGACTTCAGGTGCGTGTACTGCGGGAAGAGTTCTGTGGAAGACGGCGTCAAGTTGGAGGCGGACCACGTAGTGGCGCGGTCGGCTGGTGGTTTGGACACGGCTGGCAATCTTGTGACCAGTTGCCGGGTTTGCAATCGTTCGAAGTTTGACGAGGAGCTGGCACTGGATACGCGTGACCGGCTGCTGTTGCTGGCGGCAACGCGCAACCGGTCACGCAGGATCTCAGACGATATGCCAGTGGATCTGGGACGTAGTCCCCAAGCTCAGGCGATCACGAAGTCCCAAGAAACCTTGTCGGGCAGCGGGCAGCCGGAGTCTGGGAGTATCACCGGCGAGTCTGTGATTGCGTCTGAGAAACCGTCGTCTGCTGGGTCGTCGTGATCGTCGCCAAGTAGCGCACGGTCGTCACGGTCTGTGGCGTCTGCTTCGCAGTCGTCTGAGTCCTCTGGTCCGGGTGTGATAACCGCGAACCCGTCGTGGTTCAGGTCCCGACCTACTACTCGCGTGCGCTTTGCGGAGAGTAGTTTGTAGTCGTTGTCGGCCTCCGATTTTCCCATTGCGTTGCGTATCGCAATCAACGACGCGCGCTGATTTTCCACTGGTCCCATACGTTCCTTGCGGTATAGCCAGTTGTACTCGGGGACGAGGACTTCGACGACGATCCTCACTTTGGCGTAGCGGTCGGGGTGCAGGCTGTGGCGCATTAGAAGAGCCTCACTGGCGGGTTTTCGCGCGGGGCTTCCGGGATCTCGCCGTGGGCCGCGCTTTTGTTGATGCCGCCCCAGATCAGACACGCAGAGATTGCCCTGATGTCGATTTCTGTGAGCGGCCTTGTTGTCGCTTCTGTTTCCTCGTCTTCGTAGGTCATTTCCATTGTGTTGGCGTTCACTGTCAGCGTTGGGGATACCAACGTGTCGCCGCTCTGGTCAAACGCGTTGTAGAGGTCGTCCGGCATTGTGATGATGATTGTGAGTGCCGGTGGTGTGTCGCTCATTTGTGGCTCCTTGCGCGCTTTACGCCGCGGAAGTTGGTTTTTACGTCGGCAGCTGTTTGGGTCGTGGGTTCGCGCGGCTCCCACAAGACAAGGTCTTTGAGTTGGAAGTCGCTTTTCTTAGCCCCGTATTTGACGGTGGCGAGTTTGCGTCCGACGCGCGTTACGATGCCGAAGTGAAACGCGCCTTCGTGTAGGAACTTGACTTGCTGGCCGATTTTCACGGTTACTTGTTCCTGTCGTTTGCTTGCCGCCAGTACCATCCGATTATGAGCGCGGCAATGACTGTGCTGAACAGGTCAGCCAGTTTCATGTTCTTGTCGCGGTCTCGGCGTTTAGCTTTTGGAACTGGTACATAGATTCAATGGTGGTGATCTTCTTAGCTTTTACGATCTGTCGGCATTCTTCTGTGAGTCGGCGTGACGACTGATCGTTGATTCCGGTTACGTGCCCGTCGCAGATCCAGACGCGTGGCTCTTGCTGCTTGCCGAGCCAAGCAAGTGCTGGCCCGTCGCAACCGTTGCCGCCGTACTCTGCTTGCAGGTCTTCGGGTGCTGCGCGCTTGCCCTTCTTGGCGACGATGTGCAGGTACCCTTGGTAGGAACTAGAGCAGTAGGTTGCAATGGTTACTCCGGGTGAGTTCTCCATGATGAAGGTGATGTCTTCGTCAGAGAGACTCATTGAGCCTGAGCAGTCGATGAGTACAGCGCCAGCGTTCTTGTGTCGGCGCTTTGAACCAAATACGTGACCGTCTGTGCAGAACCTGTCGGGGCGCTTGATAAACGCGCCTTCGTCCGACAGTTTCCAGTGATTACGTCTGGTCTTTGACGCGAGTGGCAGTGACAGCGGTGGCTCGATTATGAGCATTTGGCACCACTCGGTGTCTTCCTCGTCGCCGTATTCGTCGGTGTCGTCTGGTAGCTCGGCTGCTCTGTCGTACACAAACTCTTTGCCGTCTTCCTCGTTTAGGTGACGGCTGATCCTTGCCCAAACTTCTTTGCTGACTCTTTCTGTTTCGCGCTGGTCTCCGCGAGCGCAGAGCCATTCGTCAGTCGGTTCTGTTTCGCAGAGTTCGCTTGCAACGATCATGTACGCTTGGTGCAGCGCTTGCCGGTACTTACGGCGTTGCGTTGCGTTTGGGTCAGTGTCGCTTGGTTCGTGGTGGTGCCAGTAGTCCCAGTATGTTGTTCCGTCTAGGCCGTTGCCTCCGACTACTGACTTTGCGATTGTGGTGAAGGCAGATACGAGGTCGTTCTGGTCTTCGTAGAACTCAAGCGCTCCTTTTGGGAGCCGTGGTGGCGGAACGAACGTTGCTGCCTGTGAGACGTCCGTAACTGTTTCTGTGTCCCACGAGTCGTGGTATTCGTCTCGTACGCCGTGGTCGCTTACGGTGTCGATTGCGTCGAGTAGCCCGCTGATTCTTGCTGCGTCCACTGCGTCAACGATTTCCAGTGGAATGGTTGAGGTCGCCGAGAACTCGGCAGTGGTTTCGTGACCGCACGCGACGGTCAGGTTTGCGATTGACCTCCTGTACTGCGACTGGGCCGACAGGTCAGTAGGTGCTGCGACGACGCGACGGGTGAAGTCTGTTGCTTCGCGCGTTGAGTCTGTTGCTTTCCACTCGGCGTTGTCTCCGCCAATCTGTGGACGCTTGAAGGTGTTCGGGAGTACTGGGAAACCCATACTTGGCTCCTAGAGTCGGCTCTGCAGTTCGTACGCGTTGATGATGTCTTGCGCGCGCTCTCCGAATACGGCTACGCACGCTGACACGACGTCCATCTTGCTGCGCGCGTCGGCGAACGCGAACCACTTGCGTACCGAAGTTCTGGTGCGGGGGTTCTCCGACGACGTTGCCTCGTCGGCAATCTTGCGAAGGTCTTCTGGCAGTGCTTCCAGCGCCGCTGGGTGTGGGCGCGTGATCTTGATGATTGCGTCCATGCGGTCAATGAGTGCCTCCGGCAGGTCTGACTCGTTACCGTTCATCGTGATAACGAAGTTCGTGCTCGGCTGTGGCTTGACTGTCTCACCGTTCGGCAGTGTGAGCTGCGCGCTTGGCTGGTCGTCAAGGATTGCGTAGCAGATTGAGTGGCAGTCTCCGCTCGCCCGGTCCAGCTCATTGAGGACGTAGCGCGCGCCGTCGAGCCAGCTACGGATAGCCGGTCCGTGCATCCACTTGTAGCTGCCCTCGGTCATAATGTAGTGGCCGCGCAGCTCTGAGGCGGGGGTCTCTTCAGTGAGGGTGTTGGTGTACATGGGCTGATCGGGGGTCAGGTTGTAGTGCATTGCTGCGTACGTCTTGCCGGTGCCCGGAGGTCCGTACAACAGAACGCGTCGAAGGTTGCCTACGCACTTCTCGGCGAGTTCCCACTGGTCAATCGTGATTGCCATTTCCGTTGCTCCGTCGGTTGAGTGTGTCAGTCTCATAGAAACTGAGAGGCTGTGTTGTTAGCGGTAATACGTTTTTGCTTTTGCTGCCGCTATTGCGTTGTAGCGTTCGGCGTCTGAGTGCGCGTCGATGATGTCTGCGAGGTCGCGTGGGGTGATGTCTTCCTTGTCTACGATCACAAGGTCGCCGCGTTGGCACATGCCCCACGAGCCGTCTCGTGCCGCCCAGTACACTGTGTCCGTCGGGGTCTCAGGGTTTAGGTGTATGTGTGGGTCTGTTCCAGTAGAATGGGACATAAACGCCTCGGTGGTTGAGGTAGTGGAGTATGAATCCGCGCTTGTAGGCTTTGCGCCGGATTTGTTTGCGCGTGTGGAAGCGCCGCGAGCTGTTGATCTCGTGGTACCTGTGGTTAGTGAACCTCAGGTGGGCGGGCCAGCTGCCCCAGTCCACGAGCAGCAGTGGCCCTTGTGTGTTGCTCACGGGTCTGGTGCTTGTTCCTTGTCCCAGAACTCGCGGACGATTGCTTCGTCGCTTTCGCTTCTGTACTCGCTTTCGGCGGCTTCGTCCGCTGCGCGTTGTTTCTCGTACTCGTACTCTGGTCCGCCTTCAGCGTCGGGATCGTCCGCGCTACGGCACATACTTTGGGTCCCCTAGCAGCGTGACTTCGAAGTTGTCGATAGAGAACTCGTAGTCGTTTGTTTTGGTGTGCTCGCAGTTGAGGATCTCAAGGGCGTCTTGTGTGGCGTCGCGGGCTGTGCTCCTGAGCTTGATGTTGATTGCGAGATCGACCGAGAACCAGTCCGGCACGTCGCACTTGCACTCTCCCGTATCAACTGGGAGAGCGCAGTGGTCGCAATCGCTGTCTTCGACGGTGTCCACTAGAACGGGATGTCGTCGCTGTTGGCCTGCACGGCAGCGGTGGTCTCGCTGTCGGTTGCGCGTCGTGCGTCAGCCTCGGCCTTGGTGTCCAAGTAGTGGACGTTGTTGGCCACGACGTCAAGCGCCTGACCCTTAGCTCCGGCGTCGGTGGTCCACTCGCGCCAGCTAAGGCGTCCGTCCACACCGATGCGGCTACCCTTGGTCAGCGAACGCGAGAGGTTCTCGGCGTTGGGGCCAAAGACGGTGACGTTGACGAAGTTGGGCTTCTGCTGCCAAGCCCCGTCGTCGTCACGGACAGCGTCGTTGATAACGACGCGCAGGTTGACGAGTGGCGTGCCGGAGTGCGTGTTACGAAGCTCCGGGGCCATAGTGACGCGTGCAGTGAAGGTGACGTTATTCAGGTCAGCCATTGGTGATCTCCTCGTTATCTGTATTTGCATTGTCTAGCGCCTCGCACGAGGTCTGAACCTCGCTGAGGTAGTTCTCCATGAGCATTGCGACGAGTCGCCGCTGCTCGTCAACCCAACCTGTAAGCATTGCGATGTAGCGTGGGTCGAATCCGACAGTGCGCATGAACTCGCTGGTCGCTACTGCAGTACCGGCGATAATCGGTACGCCTTCGTCTGAGAGGCGAACGCGCTCTGGTGCGTTACGCCACTCGTGCATACCGGCTGCAACTTTGCGTGCTTCACGCATTGCCGTTTCGTGGATGTCAGACCAGTCTGGCAGGAGGTCTGGGTCGAACCATTCGTTTCCGTCATGGCTTGACATTGTTGCGCGCTTCCTTGTCTGTCCGTTTGGTAAGTGACTTGAAAGAGGGGAGACGCTGTGTCGAGCGCCGGGTTGAGCGTCAATCGTCAACAGTCGGGCTGAGGGTCTTCGTGTTGCACTTCTGTTGCGACGGAGGTTTGCCAGAGTCCCTCTGCTTGCCTGCCGTCCGCTTGTTTGATTGCGTCTTCCTTGTTGTCGGCTTCCACTGTTACGGTGGCTACGAAGGCGCGGGTAACGAGGTATTCGGGCACTAGTCTTCCTCTCGGGTTATTGTTACTGGGTGCAGGCGGCACGCGCCCGCTGTCGAGCAGCCGCAGGCGCGGGTGCGCCACGGTCGCGTGGGGATCAGCGTGTACTCGGCACCGTGGATCGTCACGGCGAGGTTCTTGCGCGCTGACCTGAGTGCTGCTGGGCTACTGATGTGGTATGGCACGTAGCGCTCTGTTGGCAGGTACTGCGGCCAGTGGCGTCCGTAGTGTAGGTGGCCGTCTTCGTCTTGGTACTCGCTGTTTAGGTCTACGCTGCAGAGCCAGTTCTCCCTTAGGGCTGGGTGAGAGCCTATTGCGTTGCAGAACGCGCAGGGTTGGGGTTTCCGACCCTCACGTTCGTATGCGCGCTGAATGTGGTCGTCGGGGCACCACTTGCATGGCACGCGTTCGCGGCTTTCCAGCACTACCATCCGCAGCGCGAAGCGGCCTTCCTTCTCGTCGCGTACCTCTGCTGGCTGAAGCATTCCTTCGGCTTCCGCGATTCCGAGGTAGTACTCGATCTCTGCTTGCTGCCGCGCGTGTCGAAGTGAGATCTTGGCTTCGTCACTGTACTGCTGGTTGGTCCGGCGCGGCAGGAAGTCAAGGCCGGTGCCGAGGCACGTTGCGCAGCCGTGCTCCTCGCCCGGTGCGCAACTGGGGCAGTAGTCGCCCCACACTTTGACGCCAGTGGCGTAGCACACTTCGCAGTCGCCGTCTGGTTCTGCGTCGTGCGTGTACTGGTCGCACTTGCAGACGTTCCACGATCTGTCGAACGCCACGTCGCGTGGTGAGAGTGACGTACCGTGGTACGTGTTCATCACTGTGGTCTCGACCGCTGGCAGGCAAGGGTCGGCGTCTGGGAACTGTACTGTGGTGTCGTCCCTCTGGTATGGGATGAGGCGTTCGCGGCGAGCAACGTCGTCGTGGTGCTTCAAGCCTTCAAGCCCGAGGGTGTGGAACTCCTTGTCCGATTGGAGGCGTTTGTTTTCCCTTCGGTCGGCTTGTTCGTATCGGACTTGTTCGTGTCGGCCCGATGTTAGGTACAGGTTTTCGTGTCGAATGAAGGTTCTCACGACGCCGCCTTGAGGGTTGCGATGTACACCGCGGTCATAATCTTGTCGATCACGGCTTGCGTGGACTTTGCGTGTGCGGTGGCGAGTTTGCCGAGCACCGTTGCGCTAGGTCGCTTCTCTCGGTCAACGACGGCGATGTGCGCTGCGACCCACTTCGCGGGTGCGCGGAGCGTCTTGTTGTGGTCGCCGTTGAGCGAGATCACGTACCACTGCTGGCCGTGGGTGTCTGCTGGGTCCAGCCGTGCGCCCCAGTAGTTCTTACCGGGTTTGAGCCAAGGCGCGGACTCAACGGTGGTGTCTGGTGTGACCTGCAACCACTGTGCCTGTGACATTCGGTTCGTTCCTCTGTCTGAGTGATTATAGAAAGGAGACGCTGTGAAGCTCGGCACGACTATTGTGTTGTGCGTGTGTAGTGCGGCACGGTTGTCGAGTTGTACGTGTAGTTGTGCGTGTAGTGGTGCGTGTAGTGGTGCGTGTAGTGCGGAGCGTTGTACGTGTCGATGGTGTAGTCCCACGCACGGCCGATAAGCCACGTTGAGAACATGAGGGCGATGATTGCGAGGGCGATCCCCGCGTACTTGTTGTAGGTGTTGCGGTTCACGGCTAAGCCGCCTTTCTTGCGTAACTCTCTGGGCTAACGGTCATCGTGTAGCCTGCTGCTTCTTCGCTCCACCAGAGGGGCCAAGGCAATGCGAGTGGCTCTGGCCCGAGGGTTTCCGCCAGCCAGTCCATTGTTACGCTGAGCCGGTAGAGGCGGTTGCCTTCGGCGCGCGTGTCGATGTCGCTTGCGTAGGACGAGCCTACGCCTGCGACGTCCCACGCTTGCCGGACTAATGCGTACCGCTGTGGTGTGGTGAGGTACATGCCTAAGCCTCCTTTGAGCGACGGTTGAGTGCCCTGTGGTGCAGCACCGCTGGGATGATGTGGAATGCCAGCACGAAAACGATTGCGACGATTGCGAACGTGGTGCTCACGGCTACGCTGCCTTCGGGGCTGTGTAGCCGGAGGACTGCGTAGAGAGGTCGAAGTAGACGTCGTCTCCGAACTCGTGGCCTGCCGTCCGGAGCGCGTTGAGCGTGTTGATGGGGAGTTCGATCCCGACTGCTTCGAGGTCAGCGCGCATCGACGACACGTTCTCGGCCAAACGGAAGGGGTACGTGGCCGGGAACTCGTGGAGCGGCCGAGGATCGTGCTTCTCGGGGTCGGCGTCTACCGGCTGGGCACTGAACACGTCGGCCCAGTAGCCGTTTAGGGGCCGGTCGAAGCCAAAGTTCACAATGACGTCTGAGTACTGCACGGTGATGCGGGACACGGTGTTGCTCCTTTGACGTTGGTGTAAGGCTTGAAATCTCCTAACCACACACGGTGTTTGTGTGGTACTCAGTAAACAATTCGTACTGGGACGCCCGCTGCTCGACACTGTGAGATGCAGTGGCCGGTGCCTCGGGACTTGCCGTCCCAAAATGCGATAGCCCAGTCAGGCGCGCCTTCCTTGACCATGCGCGTGTTGCGCTTGAAACCGGCGCTGCGTCCTTCCACGTCCCAGTTCGCCGTGTACACGGTGAGCGAGGGCATGAGGCGGCGTTCGGCGTGCCAGTCGCGCACTAGTTCGTCTACTCCGCGTGCGCACCCCACGACTACGTGTGGCTTGTAGTCGTTCGTGTCGCAGTGGTAGTAGAAGGCGGACAGTTGCCTGTGGACCTTCTCTGCGTCACTCCAATCGCGCATACCGGTGATGAGTAGCGTCTTCATGGCTAGAAAGCCTCCTTCGGGAGAAGCCGCATCCAGTCCACAGCCTTTTCGATAACGCGCGCGTGGCAGGTGGCAGAGTTCGGCCTGCAGCCCGGGCACACCAGCACGAACTCGCGCTCTGCATTAGCGATCTCACGCAGGTACGCGAGCGCAGGGCCACCAGACTGGATCTCGGTCCACAGCCACGCGCGATACCTCGGGATGGTGGCACCCGGGTTTCCCTTCACAGCGGGAAAGGGGTTACCAAGCGGTGACGGACGACCAACTGGGTAATGCGGCAAGGTAGTCACGGTGTTGCTCCTTTGCTGTTGGTGTAACGATTGAAAGCTTCTGACCACACACGCTTTTAGTGTGGTACGCCGTAGACGTTCGTTTCTGATCTACCACCCCGGCGCTCCCCCGGGGTTGGGGCTGGTGCGGTGTTTGCACCAGCCCCCGGCGCGCGCTACGCGACGAACACGCTGAGCACGCCTTCGTCAAGCAGCCCGAGACCCTTCCCGTACACGCCACTCTGCTGGCAGAAGGTGACGATCTGGGGCCGCAGCGGCTTCTTGCGGTCGAAGAGCCAGTGCTCCGGGAAGGACACGCGGACGTGGGTCCCGTTGTAAAGGACCCCGTAGCAGTACGAGAAGTCCCAGTACGGGAAGAACGCGCTGGGGTCGGCAAGCAGGCGCAGTCGGGTGACGCGCTTGAGGCGCGCGTCGTTGATTGCGACGGTGAACTCGGTGGCCGGGTGCGAGCCGACCAGCGTGTTGGTCTCGTAAGAGTGCGTCATAACTAAGCCTCCGTGGTGGTGTACGGCGTGGTCGGCTTGCGGTAGCCGTGGATTGCGTCAAGCAGGTTGGTCGCCAGCATCATGGCCTCGTGGTTGCCATGCGACTGCCAGTCCATGGAGGACGTGCAGGGTGGCGTGGGTGCGATTGCTGCTGCAACCTCGCCGGTGTCAAGGATGAGGAACCACATTGGCGGCGTGTGTGCCAGTGTGGCGCGGCCAAGCGTGGTGTGCGCTACGTCGGCCTTGTTCAACAGCGTCTGCCACTCGCTAAGCGAGTAAAGCGTGCACTGGTCGTCGAAGGCGCGGTCCTGCGGGTCCAGATGGTGCGGGTGGTGATCGTCCCACACTGGGTTACCGAAGAGATCGTCGTAAGTGTCCATGGCTAGATTCCCTCCACGGTGAGCGAGTAGATGTTGGTGACGACCCCGGTGAAGGAGTCCGTGAACTCGTAGAAGGACGGCGGTCCGAACGTGGTGATAGCGATGCAGCCGATCCGGTACGCGAGGTAGTCGCGGTCCGGACCGTCTCCGTCGCAGTCGTGGCAGCAGTAGCCAGACTCAAGCATCCGCTCGTATCCGGCTTCGTTGATGTTGTCGCACTGCGCTGCGGTAAGGGAAGGCATGGTGTGATCCTTTGCTGTTGCTGTTGCTATTGACCTTCGCCTCTGCACACACGGTGTTCGTGTGCTAGCAGTAGCGATCCGTCAAGCGGCAAGGCTCACAAGCAGCAGCAACGCGTTGGTAAGCGGCGAGTAGCGTTGGAGTGCAACGAGTAAGGAGGCAACACGGTAAGTAGACACGCAAACACGGAGACGCTGCCGGTATACGGCGCGTTACCGGTGGCTTGAAACCGTTGCTGCTCCTGCGAACTCAGGAACCACAAGCACGAAACCCGGAAACGAGAGACGGTGATACCTAGAAACCTGTGAACTGCAACAAGTTGCTTTGCTAGTGCACTACGATGACTTTGGCACAGGGGGGTGGCCCGGTTCCGCTCCGAGTCTCTATTTACTGTTACCGTCTGTGAACGGCTAGGGGAAAGGGATTGCGCACCTTGCTGCCCGAGTCCAGCACCCTGTCTCTCTTTCTAAAAAACTAGAAACTAGAGACAAGCGGCATTCGCTCTTAGCGCCCAGAACACCCGTAACCTAGTTATTAGTTGCCAAAACGCTGTGAGCGGAGACTAAGTTGCCAGTAGTGGCAGACGAAGTACTAGACCTAGGCCAAGACGGTTACGTACCACTTCCCGCACAGGAACGGTTTCATCGTTCCGAGGCAAAGTTCCGGCTTTACTCTGGGGGCTTTGGTTCCGGTAAGTCGCTTTGCGGTTGTCGTGAAGCTATTTACTACGCGCTCAGGTACCCGGGCAGCTTTGGGATCATTGGTCGCCTGCGTTTCAAGGACCTAGAGACCACCACCCAGCGAACCTTCTGGCAGCAGCTTGAGCAAATGGGGCTGCGCCGCAAGCCGTACGTTCTGGACTTCAACCAGCGCACCCAGATCCTGAAACTCGGTAACGGGTCAGACATCCTGTTTACCGGGCTTGACGACGAAATGAAGCTGCGCTCCGCTGAGTACAGCTGGATGTACGTTGACGAGGGTTCAGAAGTCCCTGACGAGATTTACCAGACCCTGCTGGGCCGTCTCCGTTACAAAGAGCCGCGGCGAATGTGGATTACCACCAACCCGGGCGCTAGCGGGTGGATCCGCAAGAACTTCGTACAGACCCGCAAAGACGGTTTCGATCACTTCCACGCGCCAACAACCGAGAACACTTACCTACCCAAGGACTACCTAGAGTCGCTGCTGGCCGATTACCCGGCTGTGTGGCGAGAGCGGTATATCCAAGGTAGCTGGACCGCGTTTGAGGGCCAAGTGTTCACAATGGCCGACGAGAAGCAGCACGTTATTGACGACTGGACCCCGACAAAGGACCACCTGATCTACGAAGGGTGGGACTTTGGGTACAGAAACCCGACCGCAATTGTCTGGTACGCAGTGCACCCCAGCGGGGAAGAGCCAATCGTTGTGTTTGCGGAGCACGAGGCACGCGAACAAATGCCCAACTGGCACGGTGCCCAGATCCGGGCTATTTACAAGCACTTCAACATTGACCCCAACAAGGTCCAGCGCTGGGGAGACCCTGCCGGTACTCAGGTTCAGGGACTACGGGGGCGTTCGTACGTACAAGAATACGGGGATATGGGCTTCTACGGAATCCAGCCCTCCACCCGGGAGCCTTCTACTCGGGCTTTGCGACTAGGCAAGCTGCTGTCTACCCAGCTCCGGACAGCAGACGGGTCGGTACCGGCAATCCAGTTCTGCCGACGTGCCCGACGTACGTGGAACTCGGTTCTCGGGCTTCGGTACGCGGAGCAGCGGACAAACTTGGGGCAGGATCCCAAAGAGTCGTTCCACAAAGACAACGATCACTTGTTCGACGCCTTGGGTTACGCGCTAATGGCTGCCCCGCTGCCGGAAAACAAGGACGACAGAGCCGATATCCCCGGAGTTACAAAGCCATTTACCCCGGCAGAGATAGAGCGTTACGAACACAAGCGCTACGAGCAAGAGACAAGCGCAGTTGGACTCTACGGAATAGACATATAAACAGCGTGGTTGCTGCACAATACCTAGTTATGGCGACAAGGAGTCACCAAATTGGCTGACCGCTGGGTTGATAACCCTCACATATTCCCAAACTGCTGTCACAGGTGCCTGAAATCAGGGGTCGATAACGGCCCCTACTTCCACGAAGAGTGGGACTATTGCCAGCCAGACAGGTGGCCGGGTCCAGACCCCGCGTACCCGCGCCGCGCTCGCAAGTTTACCTGCCGCAGTTGCTTCCAATATGCGGCGTCGCAACCCGGTGCTCCCCTACTGGACTCCTCCGCAAAGCAGCTTAGCGAGGCATCGGATCGGATTATGCAGCTAGAGGCTTCGCTTGCCGAGGCAAACGGACGACCCACGTACGTTGACGCCGACCAGCTGGTAGAGAAGATCAGCGTGGCGTTCAAGGCAAATCAGGAAGCTGAGTCAAAGGCGCGCCGACCTGCAGCAAAGCCCGCAGTGAAGAAGGCTGCTAAGTGATCTCCGTAATCGCGCTGGTTTCTATTGTTTCTGCCTTTGGTGCCATTCTTTGGTGGAAGCACGTTGAGTCCAAGGCAATTGCTCACACAATTGAGAGTTACGAACGTCTTGCGAGTGAGTCTCTTGCGACAACTCGTGAGCTTTCAGAAAAGGTGCAGAGGCCGTGGGGTGACGTCCCCCCCAGTACGCCTCCAACCGACGATATTTCAGAACTGGATACCGCGTGGGTCAACTCGCCGGAATCTATTGTTCCGTTTGACGATGATCTTGCAGCCTTCAGCGACGAACTTGAGGAGATTTAGTGCCGGTTTCAAGTACAGCAGTAACAGTTGCCGTAACAGCAACCCCGCTTTTCCTTTCTGCTACTGCTCGCAAGCGTTTCTTTGTGAGCAATGACAGCGGCTCAAACGTGTACATCGGTGGACCTGACGTAACCGCAGTCACCGGCTACACCCTTGCGACAGGCAAGACGTTTGAAGTGTCACAACAGTTCCCCACAGACGGCTCCGCAAAGTACCAGTGGTTTGCAATTACTGGCTCTGGAAACCTTGTGGTTCGCGTTGTTGAAGTGAGGGGCTAATGGCCTCCGGCTTCAGCGATTACTTTGAAAACAAGGTGCTGGGGCTGTTGTTTGGCGGTGTCGCGTACACAATCCCGTCCACTTATTACGTTGGTTTGTGGACAACAACTCTTTCTGACAGCTCAACCGGTTCAACTTCAGGTGAGCCAGTGGGCGGTGGTTATGCCCGCGTTGCACTTACTAATAACAGCTCTAACTTTTCCTCGGTAACCATCGGCGAAACCTCAAACATTCCTTTGATTGCTTTTGCTGCGTCAACCGCTAGCTGGGGAACGATAACCAACGTTGGGCTTTGCGATGCTATTACTGGTGGGAACCTTTTGGCCTACAGCAGTTTTGTAACACCAATTTCCGTTGCTCAGTACGACACGGTTATTTTCAAGCCCGGCGATTTTGATATCACACTGAACTAGGAGGACAAGTGGCAGACGATGTAACTCTTGGCGCGATGTCCGGTGGGTCGGTTGTTGCTACCGATGATTCTGGAACTGGTCACGTACAACTAATCAAGTTGGCCTATTCAGCAGATGGTTCCCGGGTCCCGATTACCGCCGACACCAACGGCCTGAAGGTCAACGTCGGCAACACGGTCACGGTGTCACTCGGTGCTGCACTCCCCACCGGCTCTAACGTAATCGGTGCGGTTACTCAGAGCGGTACGTGGAACGTCGGCGCGATTACCACGCTCCCCGCGCTCGCAACCGGCTCCAACGTAATCGGTGCCGTCACTCAGAGTGGTACTTGGAACGTTGGTTCAATTACAACGCTTCCCGCTGTAGTCAACGCTGCTGGTACTAACGACATTGGCGGGGTCAAAATGACCCACAAGCCAACGCCGTACAAGTTGCTTTCCGCGGCAACAACAAACGCAACGTCAGTATCAGCGGTTGCTAACACTTTGCTGTACGGCATTTATATCAGCAACATCAACGCAGCAGTGCGGTATGTCAAGTTCTACAACAAGGCGTCGGCACCGACCGTTGGTACTGATACTCCGGTTTTTGTTCTTGCAGTGCCCACCGCAGCCCCGGTTGCTTTGTCATTCCCGGCTGGAATCAACTTTACGACTGGGCTTGCTTTTGCCACGACGACTGGCGCTGCTGACTCTGACACCGCTGCGGTGGCTCTTAACGAAGTCATTGTCAACTTGGTGTACGCGACCTACTAATGACGCTTCTGCTGCTTGTTACGTTACATCCGTCTGACCGTTACGCAAGCGCAGTTGTGCCAGCTTTGTCTGAATTGCCTGCAGTTGCAGAAGCAAGGGCTTCTGATACTGCTTCTTCGCTTGTTGAAGCAATTACCGAGTTTTCAACGTCGGTCCCGCCTCGCACCAGTTCCAGTGCTGTTAGCACTAGTAGTGGACGCAATTCTTTTGGTTCAGTTCAGTAACTAAGGAGTTTTTGTGGGTACACAGGCTGGTTCACTCCCCGGGCAGGAAGCCCAGCTCGGCCAGTACGCCGGTCTTTACAAGGGCGAGGCTTTGCGTAAGCAGTCGCTTGGGTCGAAGCTCACAGAGCTGTACCAGAGCGGCAGAGAGCTTTCGCGCCGTGAGCGGATCCGGTGGCAGCGCAACCGTCTGATGTACCGCGGAGAGCAATATTTGCGGGTTGTCGGTAACAACGTGCGAACACTGTCACCAGCTGACCGTTTGCCAAGCGGTCGCCGTCGAGACACCGTGAATATGATGCGCCCGTTTATTGACGGACGCGTTGCAACACTCACGTTCCAGCGCCCTGCGTTCCAAGTGCTGCCTACCGCCACGGATCAGGAAACCGTTGACGCTTCGCGCCTTGCAACGCGTTTTGTTGATTCGCAGTGGGGCACCGACGCGTGGGACCTTGACAAGGTATTTAGGCGCTTGTGCCTTACCGCAGAGATTGACGGTGTTGCTTTTGTAAGCGTGTTGTTTGACAAGTTCAGGGGCGGGCGTGTTCAGGTCTACCTTGACGCAAACGGCCAGCCAATCAACGACCCGACAATGCTTGACGCGCTGAAGCTTCAAGACCCGCTTGGGCAGTCGCTCTGGAAGCAGATAACTAGCTATCAGGGAGACGTTGCTTTCCGCGTAGTAAGGCCGGGGTCACTTTCCGTTGATCCTATTACGACGCGCTGGGAAGACTGCCGCTGGGTTATTGAGAGCCGGGTGGTCCACCGCGATCACGTTGAACGTGAAACAGGCAAGTCGATTCAGGAGATCCTCAAGAACTCCGCGCAGCAGATGGGTGAGACCAAGTACGGTATTGGAGAGACTGCGCAACTCCCCGGCAACGTCTCAATTGAAGAAGAGGACGGCGAAACTCGCAGCCTTTCGCACAAGGACGCGCTGTTGGTCCACGAGGCGTTCATTCTCCCTACCGGCCCCAGAGGCGACTTCCCCAAGGGCTGCCACGCAAAGTGGCTTGACGCGGCTGCCGGTGACCCGTACGTGTTGGAGGCGTGGGACGAGGACGAACTCCCCTACCGCCCGTACAACCCGCGCCCAGACGGTGGCCACTATATGCGGTGCCGCGGTACTGCCGACGAGCTTTCGCCGGTTCAGGTCCGTTGGAACCGCACCCTCTCTCAGGTTGGCGAGTGGCTTGACCGCGTTGCCCGCCCGCCGCTGATTGTTGCGGCAGGTGCTCTGCGGAGCAAGTCCGTGTACAACGAGGAAGGAATCGTTCAGGTACACGGCGGCTACCCAGAGCCTCGCTTTATGACGACTCCCTCTGAGCCTTCGGCTGTGCTGAACAATCACCTTGAGTGGCTAAAGGGCACAATGGCCGAGATCTCCACGATGCAGGACGCCTCGCGCGGTCAGGCACCGGGCAAGGGTATCGAAGCCGCTGTCTCGCTAAACACGCTTATTCAGCAGAACGAGCAGAACCTCAGCGCAACCGCTTCAGAGTTTGTCAGTTCGATGGAGTGGGCAGTGAGCCGCGCGCTCAAGGAAGTCGGCGACAGGTTCCAGCTGCCAAGAATGATCCAGCTTCCGGGGCTTGACGACTCAGCTGACCTTGTCGCCTTTATGGGTAGCCAGCTGCGGGGTTGCAACCGGTTCCGGATCTCTGGTTCGATTACTCCCAAGATGCGCTCCGCCCAGCTTCAGACGGTTATGCTCATGGCGCAGTACGGCGGTATCGACCTCAAGCCGTGGACCACGCAGCTTATTGACGGAAACGTTGACGATATTCTCCGTTACGAGCGCCAGCAGGAGCAGCGCCAGAAGCGTGAGAACGGGGCAATGCTTGCGCTGGGGGCGCGTAACGACGCAGACCTCAAGTGGCACGAGCTAAACCAGCTTATTTCCAAGTTCGGGCAAGCAGCCACTCAGCACAGCCCCGCAGAGCTTGCGGTTGCTGGTGTCAGGCCACCTATGCTCAGCGACGTTGGCGTTACGATCCCGATGCCCGAGTACTTTGACAAGGACGCAGAACATATCCTTGCAATGGAATACGTGCTGCTCAGCGACGGTTACGACGAACTGCACCCGATTGTGAAGCAGGCGCTGCGTGAGCACCACACCGCTCACCTTACGCGCCTGCAGGCAAACGCAATGGGTATGGCCGGACAGACACCCGGACCCGCTGGGCCACAGCCACAATCTGGCCCGCAGGCACAAGACTCAAAGCCAGACCCAAACGCACAAGGGAGTTAAGTAGTGACGGGCAACAAGCCTGAACAAGTGTTCCCTCCCGGTTTTGAACGTGACGCTAAGGCGCTTTTGATGCTCCGGGAGTACGGAGTTATCTCGCGCGCCGAGACGCGCCGTAACGTAGAGCGCCTTGGCGTTGAGCTTGTCCCCGAACCGGGGTTTGCAACACCAGCGCTAAGACCTCCTGTTGTAGACACTCCGGGGTCAATGGACGAAGTCTCGCTTGACTGGGACGAGGACGAAGACCCCGAGTTTGACGATAACGATAACGAGAACGAGGAGTAGTGAGCTTTGTCTGAGGAACTTTCTGGCGTTGTTCCCGATTCAGGGGACGAGGGGGTTTCCGGCGCTTCGCAGTGGGATGCGTGGGAAAAGGCCGGTATTGACCCCTCCGAAATGAACCCGTACGAGGTTCGGCAGTACGTTGACTGGGTTTCCGAGCTGACCGCAGCAGACTCACACGAGGCCACGCTTGAGCAGGCGCTCCGGCAGTGGGGTCACCTTGGCGACAACGAGTCTTTGCAGGAGATTATGCAGATTCGGGACTCACTCCGGCAGGAGCGCGACGACCCGTTTGCCGGTTACTCGCAGGAGCCTGAGTACGAAGAGCAGCAGTACGACCCGCAGTTTGCTCCCCAGCAGGATCCGTCTATTGACCCGTATCAGTTGCGAGACATTTGGCGGGCCGATATGCAGGAAGAGTTCCAGCGCGAGCGTCAGGAAATGCAGCAGCAGATCCAGACCGAGCGGCTTGTGTCCGACCTTCAGGGCCAGCTTGACAACGTTGCCAATAGCAACGGTCTTGAAGAGGGCGAGAAGGCGTTCCTGTGGGAGGCTGCAGTTTCTCGGCTTCAGAACAATCAAGTAGAGCTTGAGGACGTTCCGTCGCTAATGACGGACACTTGGAACCAGATTGACAGCCTGTACCAGAAGCGTATGGCGCGAGCTGCAAACTATACCAACTCAGGCCCAAGCACTTCTTCACCGCCTTCCGGTGTTCCCGGCGCTATTCAGGGGAACCGTGGGATTGCGTCTGCGGTCGCTCGCACCGCAGAAAGGCTTGGTATTCCGCAGGATTAGCTCGTAACAGAACGGTTGTCTCACCGCTATAGTTCTGTTACGCGCGGCGATGCCTCTACTGGTTAGTGAGAGACGGCGCGGTTTGAGAAGGCGATTTACCGTTGCAATACAGCGCGCTTTCTCTTACCCCGTTTCTCACTAACCAAGAGGTATTTTTTTGTCACTCTCTACGCTGAATGATCTTGCGTATGACACTTGGGAGCCGGGCCTCAACGACGAGCTTGAGACCACTACGGGTTCCTTGTACTCGTTCCTTCAGAAGTCTTCGAAGGACGTAAAGGGTCGTAAGACATTTATTAAGTTCCTCAAGGGCCGTTCCCTTGGAGTTTCAAACATTGACGAAGGTGGCGCGTTCCCGGATGCCGGGGACCCCTCCTACGCCGAGGCGCAGATCGCGCTCAAGCGGATCGCTGCCACTGTTGAGTTTACTCTCGACGAGATGGACCTGCTGAATGGCCGCGACGCTGCCGCTCTTCCGGTGGTGCAGCACAAGCTTGACGACCTCGTTCGTACGGTTCGCCGTGACGTGGTCCGTCAGACTTGGGGCGACGGTTCCGGCAAGCTGGCTAACTGTGCTTCCGTTGCGTCTCAGGTTATTACCCTTGACGCGAGTGCTTCCAGTCAGGTTGACCGCGACCGTTACAACTGGCTTGAGGAGAATGGCCTCAAGATTGACGTGATCCACGGGACGACTGGTGCCGCTCAGGCAACCGGCCTTACGATTACCGATATCAACCGCACTACTGACGCTGTCACCGTTGTGGGAACCGCCTCTGGCGTGACCTCAGCCGGTGTGATTGTGCGTTCCGGTAACGCTTACGGAGTTTCCAGCGCCTACACGAGCCGCGAGTTTACGGGCTTGATGGGTGCGATTTCGGAGACGAACACGTATCTGACCATTGACCGTACCGTTGCCGGTAACGGTTACTGGTGGAAGTCCAACGTTTCTGGCAACTCGGGCACTCTGCGTCCGGTGACGCTTGACGTGATCCTGCAGCTCATCAACACGATGAACCGTAGGACGGGTAAGGCTCCGCTGGATTCGGACCACGCTTTCTTCGCCAACCTTGGCGTGTGGTCGGCCTATGGCGAGCAGCTTCAGCCGTCGGTTCGCTATCAGGGCTATTCGAAGATGGATATGGGTTGGCCAGAGCTTGAGATCTTTGGTGTGCCGCTTTACGGCGACATCCACTGCCCTCACAACAACCTGTTCCTGATTCACAAGCCTTCGTTCGCGTACCGCGTTCCGAAGTATCAGGACCGTGGAACCTTCCAGTTCCAGAACATGGACGGCTCGGTGTGGCGTTACGTCCCCGGGACGAGCGGTTACAAGGCCAAGGTGCAGTCGCACCTGACCGGAATGATGACTCTCCTCACTGAGCACCCCCGTATGCACGGGCGTGTGGATGACCTTGAGGAGCTGGGCGTCTAATGGCCGTTACTGCGACGTACTCAGTTCTTGGGAATGACCGTAGTCAGGTCATTGGCCGCGAGCGGGTTGTTCGTCGTCGTCTTACGCTGTCAGGCACCTATGTCGCTGGCGGCTTCGCAATTACGGCGAACGCTCTAAACCTCAGCAAGATCCGGTTTGTCCGTTTTATGGGACCGGCAAGCACTGGCTCAGCCATTGCTTTCCCGTTCTGGGACGAGGCAAACAGCAAGATCAAGCTGTTCACAGCAACCGCTACAGAGTTCACTGGCTCTTCAGCGTCCTACACAATGGACGTTGAGGTTGGCGGACAGTAGCTACTCCGGTACAGGGGGTCGTTGGTGCAATAACGGCCCCCTGTTACCGAAACTGAAAGGCGTACGTGGCACAGGTTCCAAGTCCTCAGCAAAAGCAGGCAATGCTTGCTCAGCTGCAGAAGCTTTCCGGGCAGCAGCAGCCGGGTGGTGGCCCCGCTGACGGGTCGCAGTTGCCAAACAAGCGGCGCGCTGTGTCTCGTGACCAGATTCTTATGCAGGCTAACCAGAAAATGGCAATGGCAAACCAGCTCCGGGCTGCAAACGCTGCAATGAACCAGAATCCATACTCTGGCGGTTACTAGTGCGTATGGGCGCGAGTGTTCCGGGGATTCTTACGGACGAGTGGAAGTTTGTCGCTGAAGACGGCGGTGACTACGTCCAGAAGGTCCGTGACTATGACCGTGACTGCCGACTGGCAATCCACGTACCGACGCACCAGCTTGGAATTGCCCGCTGGACAATTGCCTCGTTTGCCGAGGGCGGCGCTTGGATGATCGCCTTTCGGTGCCGAGACCCTGAGACTGGCGAGCCGATGATTGGCGAGCCTGACGAGCGCGTGATTTGGCTTCTCAACCGATTTGATATGTGGAAGAACGCGAACCCGTCAAAGCTTGCAAAGGCCGCTGAGCAGATTCAGCGCCGCAGGGACGAACAGCTCGACGAACCCACTAAAGAGCGCAACGCGGATATGGCTGACAAGTTTGTGCGCGGCTGGAAGCTCAAGGAGGGAATCAAAGACAAGATATACGTGCCCGCAGGGGCAGGAGGAGTTTAGTAATGACATATGTTCCGTATCCGTACGCAACGGATGCCGGGCAAGCGGCAGAAGCTGCCGCAAAAGCCGCTCAGGACAAGGTAAACGGTGCAAATCGCCAGTACCGAGACAAGCAGCGGGCTGCGAACGCTGCGCGTCGGCTGGTAACGGGGCGTTCCGGAAACACGGCTGGTGACGTTGCGTACAGAGCCAGTGCAAATAGTTCGTACACAAGATCTCAGCGTGAAGCAGACGCTTGGAATAATCGTCGTAACCAGCTAAACGGTCGCGGCCCCGTCGCCGCAGCAGATCCAGTAACCCCCCCTGCTAGCGGAGTAACCCCCCCTGCTGGCGGAGTAACCCCCCCTGCTGGCGGTGGCGGTGGCGGTGGGAAGAGCGGCGGCAGCGGCGGCAAGGGCAAGGTCCCGACTCCGCGTGGCCCGTCGGCAAAGCCTTCTTACACGCGCGATATGGCAAACGCCGCAGCGACAAAGAAGAACACGCTGCTCAAGAGAGCCAACGCGGTGTACGGCGACACCCGCCCCGGAGCCGATAACGGCGAAATTATTCAGGGTGGTGCTTCTGACCCGAAGAACGTGACGCTCAGCGGCAAGGAGTTTGCCGACTTCAAGGCAAAGTTCTCCGCTAGCCACAAGTCCTCCAAGGGGCTTTCAGACCGTTCGCTGCGCGTAATGGCGCGGTACATGAAGAGCAGGGGCAAGGGGTCGCAGTTTGGACTCCCCGGAGCGCCCGCGGCCACTCCCCCCGCGGAGGGCTAACAGTTGGCCACTGGGGACTTCCAAGACCTTTATACCCGCACAATTTACGCGGCGCAGCGCGACCCAAACGTTGCTGCTGACGTCTCGCGTGCAAAGGAGGCGGTGAACGAGGCTTACTTGAGTCTTTGTGACTCAGGTCCCCAGTGGTCATTTCTTACGGTGCAGGGTACGCAAACGCTCGTTACCAACCAGAGCACGTACTCGTACGCGACGATTGCAACGTCTTTGAGCGTCACCGGTATTACTAACGTGCTGGGCTTTAGCTTTGGCGGACCGGCTGGCAGTGCTTCCGGCCACTACGCCCGCTGGGAAGACTTCTGGGCAATCAAGCAGCTGAACCCGTCACTTGCTGCTGGTGTCCCGCACCTGTGGACAACGTACGGACGCGCGCAAGTGGACATTTGGCCAAAGCCGCAGTCTGGTTACTCGGCAACCGTGCTGGCCGTCCGCAAGGCAGCCGAACTTGTCAGCAACTCTGACACTACTTTGATCCCGCAGGGCTGGGTAACCCGGCTACTGGTCCCCGCCGCCGCCGCGATCCTGTTGCGGCAAGAAGGCGGCTCAGACGCAGTAAGCGAAGCAAACAACAACGAGGCTGCTTACAAGGCAGTCTACGAGCAGTTTGCCGCTGGGCCAATGGTGCTGCCCGCTCCCGTTGCTCAGCCAACGCCAGCCCAGCTGCTGCTCCCCAGCGGACTCAAGGGCACTGCTGGGTCGTTCTTGGAGATTGCGCAGCGAGTTTGTTACGACGCAAACGTTGCTTCGTGGCAGGCGTACAACCTTACGCGCGCAAAGGAAGCTGTCAACGCTGTCTACCGAACGCTGCTTGACACTCCCGACCCTTGGGACTTCTTGGAGCGCGAGGGGCAGGTCACGATCACCGCTGGGCAGGGGACCTACACAATAGATTCTTTTGCAACCGCGCTCGGAGTCCCGGCAATCCGGCAGATTCTGAACGTAGTAAACGACTCAATCGACAACGCTAACCCGCTTGAGGCTATGGGCTGGCCTGAGCTTGAGGCTCTCACAAAGTCAACTCAAGACGGAGAGGCTGCGGATATCCCGGCTGCCTTTGCGATCTGGGACAGTAAGATCCGCTTTTGGCCACCCCCGCTTGAGAACTACAAACTTGGTATCTACTACATCTTAGGTACTGCTGACCTGAGCGCAGACGGTGACGTTCCTGTTGTCCCGGGCGAGTGGGTGCACGAGGTACTGGTACCGCTTGCTGCTGCCAGACTGCTGTACCAGAGCGGCGATGCTCCGCAGATCCAGAAGGGCCAGTTGCTAGAAGCGCGCGGGCAGGCACAGCTCAAGCTGATGAGAGAGGCGCGGGCTGCCTCTAAGCAGCCGACGCTGCGTTTGCAGTCACCGCGTTTCTCAGCCGACCTTGCGGGAAGTTACACGCAAGACTGGTACTTCTAGTGCGCGGCAAAGTGGTGTTCCGCCCGGGGTCCGGGGGACTCGTCACAGACGCACCAGACACGTTTCTCAAGCCAGAGTCGCTTGTTTACTCTAGCGACGCGATTATGTACCGCGGAACACTTGAGCAGCGCCGCGGGTGGGCGTACGAGGGTTCTGGCGTGTTGGGAAATCAGTGGACTGCAAAGCCTGCTTTTGGAACCTTCACCGTCACTATTGCTTCGCCCGGAGTCTGTACCAGAATGGCGCACGGGCTTGTTGTCGGCGACCGCGTGTACTTGACCACCACCGGGGCGCTGCCAACCGGGCTTTCTGCAAACACTTGGTACGTGGTTGTGGCGGCAAGCTTTACGGCAAACACGTTTACCCTTGGGAACTCTCCCGGGGGTGGGGCAATCAACACTACTGGCGTTCAGTCGGGCGTCCACTCTTTCGGATCTGACGCTTCCCCGGTAGGCGTTTGCCGGGTGAAGTATTCGCAAGACTTGAACACGCAGACCCTCGTAACGCTTGACGACGGCACCATTTACTACTCCAACAACGACGTGTTGGGAGTTCCCCAGTCGTACGGCAGGAACCTTGCGGCTCCGGTACGCAGCGTCGCCGGGGGTGTGTTGCCGCGTTGTATGTACAGAGACGAAATGATCTTTTGCTACGGAGACGGGAAGACCCCGATCCTCCGCTACGCAGGTGGCGGTGGAAAGAACTCGTTTGCAGGTCAGTCGCTGGCGGCAAACACTGTTACGTACACGCAAAACGAAGCAACGGTAACCGTGTCTTCGGCGCTCGGAACTGCACCCCCCACGAACACTTATCTGCAGCTGGTAGTTGGCGGCGCAGTTGCAACGTGGGGCAGAGTGCAGCCCGGGGCAACTACAACAAAGGTCACGATTGCGAATATCACCCACTCCGCCCTTGTGACGAGTACGTACGCAACCGGAAAGATCTATAACGAGGCGATTGTTTCTGGTGGCTGGCCGTGCGTGAGTATCTACAGCGACGGTGTTTGTACGGTCACCAAGACTCCGTACTCGGGCGGCGGAGCCACGTACGTTGCAACCGGAACCGGGACGGTTTGGAACAGCTCAACAACCGCTTTTGAAACCCCGTTCCCGGGCCGCACGGCGCTTAGCTACTACAACAAGTCAGACCGCCTCTACTACCTGAGAACGATCTCCGCGGTCAACTCAGCAACGTCTATGGACCTTGCAACAAACCCGGTGACGTTTTCAGACGGCGGCGGCGGTGGTTCTATTGGCGCAGCTTCGCTTCCGTCTGGTTCTGCGGGGACTACGGTAATCACGGAAAAGGCTCCCTACAACGTTCTCAGCGCGCCAACGTGGACAGACGCCACGGTGCACAAGGGGAGCCTCTGGGGAACTGGCGTCACCCAGTACAAGAACCGCGTCTACGTTGCACCGCCAAACTGGGACCCGGCGTTTCCACCGGGCGAGACTGTTCCTTACGACGTTTCTTTGAACCCCACTGCTCGCGTGGTTACCGTGACGATTGCCTCGCCAAGCGTGTTTACGCTGAGCGGCCACGGGTTCTCAAGCGGCGACTCTGTGTATTTGTCAACCACTGGTGCCCTGCCGACAGGCTTTACTGCGGGGACAAAGTATTACCTGATTGACGCAGGGCTTACGACTACCGCGTTCCAGCTTTCGGCAACGGTCAACGGGACGGCTATCAACGGTTCTGGTAGCCAGTCTGGGGTACACACCGTTGCAAACACCCTGAACACCGAGTTCAGTAACGCGGACGCCGGTAAGTGGACACTTGACTACTTGGACGTTCCCTCAACGTACGACGGCGACCCCGTCACTGCCCTGCTGAGCAGCTCTGGACCGTTGCTGGTCCTCAAGCGCTCTGGCGTGTTTGGGATCTACGGCACGTTCCCAACGTTTGACGTGTCGGTGATTCAGACCGGGTGCGGTTGTGTAGACCGCGCCGCTGCCATTACCGTCGGAGGCGCGCCATTCTGGGCGGGTGAGACCGGGATTTGGACCTACCGGGGTGGCCGCGTTGTGTCGCTGGTTGAGGGCAAGATTGAACGCGAGTGGCGCGGTCTGCTCAACGGCTGGGTGGAGGGCACGAGTTACTGCGTACTGGGCGTTGTCTCAGACCACCTTGTTGTGAGTGTTGGCGGACTCAACAGCGACGCAACGGGGCTGGCAAAGAACGGCCCAGACGCGTCAAACCCGACCACGCGCGTGCTGGTGTACGACCTTACAGCCAACGAGTGGGTGTCTCGCTTTAGCAACGCAACCGCAAGGGGTTTCTGGTCTGCAAGAGTCCCCGGCGAAGTAGAAGCGCTTTTGTTTGTGGGTCAGACTTCTACTGGCGTCGTCGGTGACCTTACCCCGGCGTTTACGGGCGTGAAGTGCACAACGAGAATTGCTCCCCAAGTCTTTACCGACGCAAAAAGCACTGACTCGGACGGGGGAGGGCCAGTGCTGGAAGTCTGGTCCTCGCTCGGGGTTTCCGGGGTTGCCGGGGTTGACGGAGAAGCGCGACTTGTGGATATGTCGCTTGTAACCAACCTGTACGACACGGACGCTTTAGGCTCCAATATTGACGTGTCAGTTCAGCAGGGCGAGGGTCTCCACGCCCCCGCGACAACGCCAACAACGGTTTCTGTGGGCACTCTGTACTCCGACGTGGTCAACGCCGTAAACCGCTACCGGCTTCGCGTTGGCCGTAGCGGGCGTACTCACCAGTTCAGGCTCAAGACCAACACGACAGGAACCAATTGCAAGCGACTTGAGATTCAGGAACTGGTGTTCAACTTTAGAGACGCAAGGCCAAGGTCTTGACCGAAACCGGAGTAGACGCAACAGCGTTTGAGACCTTTGTGCGCGGAGATCTGTTCCGGGCAATACTGCGTACCCAGCACGCCGACCTCTTTGCGGGAACGGCCACAACGGTAAGTGCAGTCCCCACGGGCGCAATCACCCCGTACGCGGGAACCGTCGCTCCTGAGAACTGGCTCCTCTGCAGCGGTCAGGCAGTGCTGCGTAGCCAGTACTCGGACCTGTACGCAGTGATTAGCAACCGGTTTGGCGCAGTAACAGACGACACAACGTTCCGGTTGCCCGACCTCCGGGGCCGGGTTCCGATTGGCGCAGGTACTGGGTCCGGGCTTACTGCGCGGTCGCTTAGTCAGACGACGGGCACCGAGACTCACCCGCTCTCCGTTGCTGAAATGCCGTCGCACAGGCACAGGCTTGCTGCAAACTACAACTTCCTTGGGACCGGGGCAGACTCATTTACCTTGTCTGACGCAAGCACGTCACTGAAGCAGGGCGTGGAGACTTACACCGATTACACAGGCGGCTCCCCCGTCACTGCTCACAACAACATGCAGCCCTCAATCGTCCTCAACTATCTCATCAGGACCTAGCTAATGGCTTACGACGAATCAAAGCTTAATCTCCCAGCGGGCCTTGGGGATAGGGTCAGAGCGCGTATTCGCACCGGTACCGCGACGCAGCTTGGCGTCTTGCAGCGCGGTATTGAAGGGCTTCCCGCGAAGTACGACACCCTCAAGGTGAAGTCGGCGTCGAACGCAAAGCTGGGCCTTACAGGGCTTGGCAACTACGTAATGGGTGACGACCCCAGTACGCCCCAGATTGAAACCGCGTACCGGAAAGACAACCGTATCGGCGAAAAGGAAACTGCTGCAGTGAAGCAGGCCGATAACGCAGCGAACGCGCGAGGCTTGCAGTTCTCGTCATTCCGCGACAAGAGCGTTGGCGACGCACTCGGGCGCATGACCCGCGAGGCTCAGCAGGTTATTAGCCAGTACGCAGGTGACATTGGCAAGCTGACTGGTGACCAGAGCGCCGAAGAGACAAACCTTTACGGCCAGATGTCAACGCTGTACGGCAGCGAGGCGACGTGGCTTGACGAGAACCCGCCGCCGCCGACGCAGGCAGAACTTGACGCAGCGGCAGCAGCGGCAGCCCCGGCAGCCCCGGCAGAGGCACCGGCAGAGGCACCAGCAGCCGAAGCACCAACACCCGGATCCGGTAAGGAGTTCGCTGTGCAGAACGGGTGGCAAGGTCCTTGGGACGCTAGGCCAAACTTGGGACCAAAATGGTCGGTATTCCAGAGAAGCAATAACTCCGGCAAAATGCAGTGGTTCGCAATGGAGAAGAAGAAGTAATGGCTGATTACAGCTACAGAGTAAAGCCCACAGACGCAAAGCTGATTGGCGATTACGGCGAAGGCGGCTACACGGTCAAGAAGACTGGTAGCAAGAAGAACAAGAACACCCGCTGGGTCGTCACTCCAAAGGTGCGGCCCCCCGCGGAGCCTTCGCTCGGTGGTGCAGCCACTGACGATCCGTTTGGTATCAAGGGCGCGCTTACGAGCTACAACGCCCGCCAAGACCTTGCAAGCCAGAAGCACCAGAGCTGGGCCGGTGACGTACGCAAGTTTGCAGAAGCCACTCAGGGAACGCTTTACAACGCAAAGGAAGCTTCCAACAACGCGTTTGTGGAGCGTATGCGTGGGATCGGTGCCCCGGTTGTTGGCGCAAACGCGCCAGCCGTTGCGTCCTCGTCCGGTGGGACACCCGTTGCCGACTCAAACGCTGCCGGTACGAACGCTCTCAACGCGAACGCCGTCGCGCAGTCAAAGGCAAATACCGGACTAGCTGCCCTTGCCGGGAACCAGAACAACCTGAACCAGCTGGACTACGTTTCTGGGCAGCTGAAGGGGCTTGATTACTACGCCTCGCAGATCCCGAGTATCTACAACGAGTCCAAGACGAAGTACGAGAACCAGCTCACGAGCGCAGTGCTGGACCTGCAGGCCAAGAAGGAGATTGCGCAGGTTGGCGCTGACGCCAGAACGTACAGCGCAGAGCAGAACCTCATTGCGTCGCTTGCGGCAACTCAGGGCCGTGACTCTACTGCGCTTATGCAGGCAATTTCTAGCAACCAGATTGCCAGCGCCGGTAACGCAAGCCGCGAGACAGTTGCAACTGCTGCCAACGCGTCGCGCGAGCGAGTCAGCCAGAACACCGTCAACGCCGCGTGGAACCGACAGTCGCGGACACTCGCTGCTGCCTCCGCAAAGGCAAAGACAAACGGCACACAAGCCAAGTTCTGGCAGAAGACGTATCAAGACTATTTGAAGGGGATTGGCATTGAAGACCCGGGAACTGGTGTCAAGACTTACACTCAGGCGGGTTCCGTGCCCCCCGCGTCCGTGCTTCTTGGCAATCCCGCTACTCGGGTTGCAGGAACGGTAAAGTGGTTCCAGATTGCTACCGGGCAACTGGGAATGACTCCGGTTCAGGCAGCCAAGTACATTACGTCTGCACTTGGTACCGACGCTCGCGCAGTAATCAAGCAGGCTGGCGCAAAGATGGGCTGGCGATAGTTAGTGCCCGTTGACCAGCAAAGCTGGAAGGCGCTACTAGCCAGTATCCCGGGACCCCCGGTTGTCGTCCGCCCAGTAGGTGGTAAGCCACCGCGCGCACGCGCACCCAGAAACCTGCCCCGCGCTCACGCGCAGCGCCCAGTGCTTCGCCCAACTCCGGGTGCTCCCCGCACACCCTCTGAGTGGGACAAAATGCTTGGCTCTATGCCAAAGTCTCCCGGAGGGGGGATTGGCGGCTCAAATACAAACCCGTGGTACAACCACACGCAACCCGCTGCTAAGGAAGAAGACCACTCCGTTATGGGGTTCCTCGGTAACGTTGCCGGGGAAGTCAAGGACGTAGGCCTCGGGTTTGTTGGCCTTGCGGCAACTGCTGCGAAGGCTGCTGGTACTGGTGTCTACGGTCACACGGTTGGGTGGATCCCCGGTATCGGTGGGGATATGGCCCGCGGGGAGTACTACAAGACTCAGAACGAAATGCTTGACGCTGCGTGGGCAACGTTGAAGCAGAGCGGTAGCAACTGGAAGTCAGTTCTGACCGGTGACTTCCAGCCGCTTTACGAGCACCCTGTTGGTATGGCGCTTGACGTTGCGAGTGTTGCTTCTCTTGGTGCCGGTGGGGTTGCAAAGGCCGCGGAGCTTGGGCGTGCTGCTTCTCTTGGGAAAATTGCCGCTATTACTCGTGACGCGGAAGTTGTTGACGCGAGCAGTGGTATTCGGCTCGGAAAAACTGCAGCTGGAAAAACAAAGCCGGTAAAGCGCACTAACCCGTACCCTGCTCCAAAGGGCAGTCGGACGGGAAAGTTCAAGCCGGGAACACCCCGCAACGCCCCGGTACGCCCAGCGTGGCTGAATCCAGAAGTTGTTGCTGCCGGTGGCCGCGCTGAAAACCTTGGCAAGCTGAACGCACGAGTCAATAAGCTTGGGAAGCTTGCTGACTCTAGAAAGCTCTCTAGCCGTGTTCGCCCAGACCGTATTCTTGAACCTCTCCACCCCTTGGTACTCAAGGGGCTTGACGCGGTTGTGCTTGATGCTGGGAAGGCTCCAGAAGCAAGAGCCGTTGCTTCGCGTAGCGCCATTGCTGCTGCAGTAAGGATCCCGCAACGGCCACTTGCACGCGGTCCAATTGCTCGGCAAATCCAGAAGGGTGCGCTCAAGAGCTGGGAAATTGCGCTGGGTAAGTCAGAGCGGTTAACCAACTTGTCCGAGAAGCGCCTTGCTGGAAAGGTTGTCAGTAAGGCCGACAGAATTGCAAAGGAACGATCTACTCAGATTCAGATTGACGCTGGGCGTTTGCAGTTTGACTCTGCTCTCCGCGCTCTCGGCAAAGACCCAATGGCAAGAGCTGCAACCAGTCTGCACCTTGAGGGTGTTATTACCCCGCGTGCTGGAAAGACTGCCAGCGAACTCCGCGATACTGCAGTGCTTCAAATGGAAAAGGGTCTTGCTGCCGAACGCAAGGCTCACCCCGACGCGCACCCAGATTCGTTTGTCCCGCTTGAAAAGCAGATACAGCTTGTAAAGGACATTCCAGACCATATGTTGCGACTTGAGGGTGACCACCCTTCTGTTGCAAAGATACAACGCGCTGTAGAAGCTGGCCGTCGCTTTGACCAAGGTATGCACCGTTTTGACCCGTACAACCTCGACAAAAGCAGCGGGATACGAGACGTACGTGGAGAGCGCAGCACTGTTGCGCAGCGCGTGTTGCTGGGCGGCGCTAAGGACGTGGCGTTGCACGCTCCCGGCAAAAAGGGACCGTCTCGCCTTATGGTCCCCGAGCGCTTCCGCGAACTTACTGCCAAGGGCGCTGTCTACGCTTCTGACCGCAAAATTGCTAAGGCGTTTCGTGAGGCCAGTAAAAGCACGAATGTTACTGGTGCGGTTGGCACGCAGGCAAGAGACTTTTTGCGGACAACAAGAGAAATTGTTCAACGCAAGGACAAGATTAGCCCCAGCGAAGAACTCAAGTTGCTTGACGCCGTTCAGCACGGTTCTTTTACTGACCACGCAACCGGCAAGCGCGTTATTGCAAACGACAGGGAAAAGGCCGACGCAAAAGCTGCAGCCGGACAAATTGTTGCAAGCCAGAAGCGAGCAGAGCCATACGTTACTGCTTGGCGGGTAAGGGGTGCAGACGGCGGTTCTACCAAGTGGGTACGGGAAACTGTCAAGGGCAAAGCGCCAGAAGAAATCGTTGCGCTACACAAGACTCGTAAAAAGGGCGACATACGCGAGACGATTGTTGTCCCCGCAGATCACTGGCGGGCAAATCAGGGGAAAGACGGTCGCGCTCAAAGCCTGAGCCGAACTCTTGAAAACGGGAAAGTCCGCTTGCCGGACGGCACTGTGGTTGGTCGCAAGGGCAAGTCCGCAAGGCCAATCGCCGGAGCAGTACCAGACGCTAAAAGGTACGAACTACCCAAGCAGGACGGTAAGCAAAAGCTTGGGAAAAACCTTGGTTACGAGCCGGGTGGTTTTGCGCGTTCTTTGCAGGGGGAAGCAACGCTTGTTCCTGCCGCCGAGCGAGCTTTGCGTGTAGAACTGGGTTTCTCAAAAAAGACTCGCAAGCTCAGCGCCGAACAGCACGTTGTTCGCAAGCTCGTGGAGGGTGGGCACGTTGACCTTCACGACATACCTGATTCTGTTGGTGCTGTTGAGAAGGCTATTGCGCAGTACACAGAGAAGCTATTTGAGGGCAAGCTGCCGCTTGACAAAAGCGGGCAGGTCAATTTCAAGGAAATGTTCAAGCGCCTTTACACTGACCCGGTACTGAGGGACATTTACAACGATCCTAAGTTGACCTCTAACGTGCCAGTTGAGCCAAGCGTGTTTATGAGCCACAGGGCTATTGGAACAATTGGCGAGCACGGGAAGAACAAAAACAAGGCTCAAGCGTCAAGCCCGCTGGCCCCGGAAGCTGGTACCCGGGTAAACACTGGTGCGCTCGCCGGACGCGCTGGTTACTCGCTCGACCCAGCGGTAATGCTTCACGACGCAAACAACATCAGCAGAATTGTTGCTTCGCGCGATTTCTTGCACACCGCTGTGAGTACTTGGGCGCTTCGCACAAGGAACGGCGACCCCGTCCAAATGAAGGCGGACGATGCGCTGCGGCAGGTAGACGGTAAGAAGTACATGATCTTCAGGGTTAAAGACATCAACAGAGCAGAAAAGTTTCTTGCCGACGGGGAACCAAACAGCGGCCAAGTGTTCAGAACGCTGGAACAGGTTACCGAAGGTAGCTCGGACCAAGTAATGATCTTTCCCAAGGACATTGGGAAGAAGATTCAGTATTCGTTTAGTACCCCCAATTGGTGGTCAAAGTATTACGACACGCCAATGCACCTTTGGCGCGCTGGCGTGTTGGCGCTTACCCCGCGCTGGTATCTGAACAACCTTGTTGGCAACACGTTCTTTTACGGCGTGTATACGGGTATGGATCTTACGAGTATTCGCATTGCCGCTAAGGCCAGAACTCTTGCCAAGGAAAACGGTGGTGGCAGCGCTGTTCCAGACAGGATCAGCGGCGGTGGCATTACGTCCCAAGCCGACAACAACCCAATTACTGCTGGGTTGCAGGTGCGAGAGCGCCGAAGAGCAGAAGGTATTGTCCGCAAGGGAACCGAGGCGTACAAGAACGTAACCGACAGCGGCTACTTGCTGAACAGCAAGTTTGAGGGCGCGATTAGAGACGCCGCCTACGTCCACGCGTTTAGGAAGTTCCAGAAGGACCAAGGTGTTAGTTACAGGACAAAGGGTAACTCCCGCGCCGAGAATGACGCTGAAATGCTTGACGCAATGGCAAACGCGCCAGACCACATCAAGCAACTTGTAATTCAAGAGACCGAGCGCTGGATGGGCGACTACCGCGGTCTCAACAAGTTTGAGCGTGACGTGGTCCGGCGAGCTGTTCCCTTTTATTCTTGGATCCGGGTAATCAACACTTGGCTCTTTGGTATGCCGTTCCGTAGTCCGCTGCGCGCAAAGGCACTTCAGGTCGCGGGGCAGATTGGACGCGAGCTTCAGGGGGACCGTTCGTACTTGCCGTGGTGGGAGCAGGGTCGTATCCAGTTTGGTGGGGACACTGGCTGGGCGCTCAGAACTGGTGGCCTAAACCCTATGTCTAGCGTGATGGACGAGTTGATTCCGTTTGGCAAGACCGGCGCCTCGGTGCCAGAGACAATGCAGTCTTTGGTTCTTTCGCTTGGAGGCTCTGCAGCGCCCCCGGTGCAGGCTCTTGTTGGCGCAATGACTGGACGCAAGCTCTTTGGAGACCGTGCGTACACGGCTCCCCCGGGCCTTGGCGGAACCGTGAGCGGATTTGGTAAGGAACCCCGCTACCTCAATAGTGTTACCGGTCAGGTCGAAACAGAGAGCAACAAGACAAACGCGTTCTTTGAAGGCGCTCTTCAAATGGTTCCGTTTGCTGGGCAAATCCGAGACCTTACTTCTGCTGGCAAGACTCCTTACGACTCCTCAACGACAGTCGGGCTTCTTTGGGACCGCCTTACTGGAAGCGGTTCTCCGGACCTTTACCAGCCGCCAAAGAAGAACTCTGGGCGAAGCAAGTTGCCGCCAATGTTGCAAGTTTCTTTGGGACTGATTGGGTTGCCGGGTTCTCAGTACGACGTACCGCGCGAGAAGGACGTGGCACGAGTGGCAAGGGTCAAGCTGACTCAAGACAGAATGGCGCAAAACCGAAAGATAGCCCGCCAGCGGAACGCTCGTGCTTCAGGGGACGCACCGTCTTCCCGTTACAGCCAAGTACCAAAGATAGGACCAGCGAAGAGTGGCTGACCTTACACAACAGATCCAAGCGTACCTGAAGCGAAAGGGAAGCCCACTTGCGGCGTTCGCGGGCGACTTTGTGCGCACTGGGCAGAAGTACGGGCTTGACCCGCGCTTTCTGGTTGCGATCTCGGGAGCAGAGACCTCGTTCGCTACTGCGGGGTCGAAGCTTGCAAACCCGTTTGGGTACAACTCTGCCCGCCACTATTCGGGGCCGCGCGAAGTTCTGGACCTGTTGGGGCGCGACCTTGCGCGCACCGGCAGCGGTGCCCTGT